GTCGAGCGCCTTGAGCCACCCCAGATCGTAAGGTGCGTTGTGCATGATCTTCGGGCAGTCGGTCGCTAGCTGCTTCTTGAGCCAGCGCAGCACCTGTCCTTTGTCGAGATTACCCCCGCCAAGGTGCGCGATAGGGTAGTAAGCTTCAAAGCCTTCTGTGGCAATGGCTATGCCGACAACGTCCCCGTCTTTGCGAGGCCACCCCGGCCCCATCTGCTTGAGGTTGGGGTCACGTGTCTCTAGGTCGATAGCGATTTCTTTGGCACCGGTCAGGTCTACCAGTTCAAAGGGTGCGGTCCATTCTGATTCGGTCGAAAAAAGTGGGAATTGCAATTTAGTTGCCTTCTGCATGTGTCTTCCTTGGATCATCACCCATCGCAAAACGGGTGTACCAGATCGATTTTTTTAAATCTTCTTGCGCATCGAACTTCTTACCTGCCCGCCACTGGTATTTAAAGCTGGCTAGACGGCAGTACGTCTGTACCGCCTCTGGGCCGAAAGCCGCGACCATGGCGTCGATACATTCGATTTCAGCGTCAGCGTAGTGGGCTGGTGAGTTGACCATGTCGTTCATATTGCGTAGCTCCTATAGAAGTTCTGCGGCTCTAGGGTATATAGATTCTGTCTGGTACGGGTGACGGCTACATAGAAGACCCTATGCATGGAGTCTGGGTCGCTTTCCATGCTGGCTTCTGCGGCTGCGGTTATGTCGGTGAACAGGACGACGTTGTCTGCTTCACCACCTTTGGCCCCGTGAATCGTGGACAGGCGTATGCGCGGCTCTGCCGACAGGTCCTCGCCCCGTTGCACTAAAGCGTTGATGTAGGCCACGTCCACGTCGGGCAGCTTGTCGAGCGCGTCTCTCCAATCCATGTCTTTCGTAGCCAGTAACCCGTTGAAATCTTTAAGGTCGTCGTAAGTAAACAGTGCCTCTGGATCGCCTACAATCTTCTTGTAGCCACGGGCCACCCGCACGCCGTTACCTGACATGAACGAATACATAGCCTTGGCGGACTCGAAAGAAATGGGTTCGTTATTCTGCATACAGTTCCACGCAGACAGCGCCACCCGTATTTTGTCTCGAACGCTGCGCACACCACCACCGTATTCAAAGTAGTAGCCCTGACTTTTTAAAAATTGCTGCACTGGCGACAAAAAGTAGTTGGCTTGTGCCAAAAAGAGCCAAGAGCCGCTGTTCATGTCCAGCCCGCTGAAGTCGGTAAGCCGCTGTAGCTTGCCTTCGCTGGGCTTGGGCAGGTATTTCTTGGGGAACCGGCGCTTGATACGTGCGCAGATGCGCTCTGCCACGACGTGAATGTTCGACGGGACACGATAGCTTTGCTCTAGAACCTCGCTGCCGCCGTCGAGGTTGATAAAATGCTCGACGTCCGCCCCAGACCATTTGTAGATCGCCTGATCGTCGTCGCCTGCGCAGTACATACGCTCGGACTTACCGTCAATTGCGTGGGCTATGTCCCACTGCAAGGGCGATAGATCCTGTGCCTCGTCAAGCATCGCTAGCTTGAACGTAGGGCACACAGTGGGCGCAGTCTTGGCAAAAAGCTCCAGCATGTCGGTGTAATCAAAAAGCCCGTGTGTCTTCTTGTACGCCTTTAGGGAGCGTGCCACGTAGTCCACTTCTAGCCACGGCTCGTCCAATCCGCTTAGATTGTATTCATCTTTGAGCAGGTTTTTCTTCAGCCGTGCCAATGTAATCAGACGAAGCAGGGGCGTTTCTTTTGTCAGGCTGTGATTAACGTCAGTGACATAGTTCTGAGGAGCACTGCTTAGGTGGTCCATAGTGCCTTCCATAAGCTCTATGCCTGTCGCACGCTGTAGCTCTTGGTAATGAAGCCCTGTCATCAACTGGTCAGTACGAAGTCCTGTCAGATTGAATGCAAGACTGTGCAAGGTGCGAAAGAATGGCAGATCGTTCTTAGGATCTAGCCCAAACCGCTTGGCAGCACGCTCTTTGGCCTCGTTTGCGGCCTTGCGGGTAAAGGCAAAGAACGCGATGCGGCTGGGGGACGTTCCTTTTGCTAGCTCGTTTTCCACAAGGTTAAGAAGAGTAGTCGTCTTACCGGTGCCCGGAGGGCCAAAGATACGTTGCATTAGTGAAATATATCCTCTTCTGTGACCTCAATACCGTGTTCTGCGGCTAGTTCGGCCAAATCTTTGGTTGGGAACACAAACACGGGGTTGGCCTCCCCCATGTGTGTCGAGAGCACGTTGTAATCCATCCATTCGATGGCGTCCTCTATGTCCCAGTTATTCTGCTTCATCAAGACGGTAAGGCACTTATTGTAATCGTAGACCATCAAGGGCGATTCCACGCCAACGCACTCCCCTACGCCGATAAGCGCCTCCTCAAAGCCCTCAAGAACTATCAAAAGTCGGCCTGCGGAGCGTTGTCGGGCTTCCAATCGTCTACTTTGCAATACCACCCCGTCTTGGGTGCCTTAGCTTGTAGAATGTCAATTCGGATCTCTTCCTCATGCTGCTGTTGCAGCCAATCAATGAGTTCTTGCCTGTTGATCAACAGAGCACCCTTAACAAACTCAGGGGCTTTCTGTCGTGGCTTAAAAACCCGCAGGCCCTCCGGAAATACTAGTTCTGTCATCTTTCCTCCTAGAAAGGTATGTCGTCTTCTCTACCAAACGATGGCTCTGCCACACGCCCGGTCGGTTGATCGTGTGCGGGAATCTTCCACAGCCGTACAACCTTGTTTTGAATGCGAAGCTGAGTTGCTTCGCCGTTAACGTCACGCAGTCTCTGCGCTATCTGATGCGTCTTGTAGGCTTTGAAATTAGCTTTAACCAAGTGCGCCTCCAGATCCTTGAGCCGAAAGTATGTTGCTTTCTGGTCTTCGTCAGTCCACGGACGCTTGAGCAAGATCTGCTCCTTCTCATCCGCCGCCTGATGGCCTGTGCAAAACTCTTCCAAGTGGTCGGCAAACTGCCCGTTCACACTTACATCTTGACTGACCTCAATCACATGACCCTCTGTGTCACTCATCTCATTGAGCAAAGCATTGATACGCTGTTCCCACTGAGCCTTTTGCACGGTGCGAGGGAAGAAGTTCAACTGTTCCACGCAAGCTCGCTGAAACGCTGCTTGATTCATCAAGTCGTCTGTTCCTAGCTCCAAGGGCTGACCCTGAACGTCCAAGAACCATACGGGAGGCACACTGTTGTACTTGCGCAGGTTAGCGATCTGCACACCCGATACGGCGGCATCGATACCAAACTTACGCGTCTTGCATAGTTCGGGGTTGCAGTACGCGTTGATTGGCGCGTCCTTACACTTGTAAGCGTAGTCTTTCCGCTCAAGCTGCTTGGCGACCGTGTTCACCTCGCCCAAAGGCAGGGGAGGATGGATGTAGTTCATGTTGTGGTTGAGAATCTCTGATTCCCATGTGTCGGGATATGCCTTGCGTAAGTAAACACCAACGTTGAACAGCCCGTTATTCCTAGCGCCTTCGCCGATGCCTTCCTTACACAGTATCTGTAAGCAAGGTGGGCCGTCAGGTATGGGCAGCGATTGATCCTGCTCTACAACTAAAGACAGAGCCTGCTCATGCGTCTGCACGTTCTCTGCCACCAAAGCAAAGAACTGCTCCAATGTTGCTGCCGTGCCGTCGAGGTTGAAGGCATACCTCAGACCATTCTCATGGTCGAAGTAAGGCATGTTAAGAAAGTTACCCACATCGCCACGCTCAAGGTTGAGACTTACCTGCTTCGGAAATATCTCGCTACCGCCGTACCCCAACCCAGCACAAAGCTGAGTCAGCACGTCCTGCATGTCTTTTGCGGGAATGAAAGCGTCCGTAAACAGAAAGACGTGAGCACCCCCTGATTTACTACGACACACCACCAAAGGCAGCTTCGCCGCCTGTATCTTGTCGATCAGAGCCTTATGGTTAAAGTTGTATTGATCGATATCAATACAGCCCCAACGGCAGGCGTTGTCTTCGTTGATCGGGATGATCCCAATCGACTGAGTACCCGCTAGATGGTTTTCCCAATCTTGCTTGGTCCGAGGTTCGCGAACCACGTTTGCCTTACCCTGCGTCTTGCCACTGCTCGACTTGGACTCAATTTTAAAAGTCCCGTATGCCTGTTTCAGGCCATCAAATATTTCAGCAAATCTACGAATATCCATAAAATCCTTGGTCCGTGCATAGGGCTATCTGCGGAAAAACCTCAAATGCCCCTAACGACGGCACGGAGCGCCGAGTTAGTTGTTACCAAGGGATCTGATCAGAATCATCGTCACCTGTTGCTTGTGCTGCTGCCGGTTGTTCCGTCTTACCGGCCACACCGTCCTCATGCTTTACCGTCACCGTTCCTGCGCTAATCGCTTGGTGAAAGCTTTTCGCGGCTTGATACTGCCCCGCGTCCTCAATCGCACCTTCTAGTTCTATCTTCCAGCCATGCCATACGCCCTTGGAATTTTCTTCCTTGTTCGTAGACAGGTTGTAAATGTGCGAGAACCGAGGCGGTGTGAACGGCCCGTTTGCACCTATCATGCTGCGCGTGGCAATCATTGAGTTCCACTGACGAGATTTCTTCAATTGCGTAGACTTCATAGAAATCAAGGCGTTAGACCAAGTTCCGTTGTCTTCGAGAATCAACACGTAATGCTGGTGCGTCTCATCGATGTACTCGCCCTGCATGTTTTCAACATAATCTTTGTTAGTTGCGGGATCTCGCTTTGTTGGCGGTCGCTGATCCTCTGGTCCGAAGATTTTCAGAGGAGCGCCGTTACCCGACCCCCGAGGTGCCCACATCAAGAATTCCCGCTTGTAATGGCATGGAATCACCTTCAGCGGCGTTTTGCTGGAGTAAATCTGCTTGGTGACCGAGTTAATCATGTCACCCAGCTTGGCCTTGTCGGCGATATCGGCGTCCTGATTTAACAGTTCCGAGGACACAATTTTCAGAAAGGGTAGTGCCAGATCGTCCTCTGTCATCTGCATACCTGCGCCCGCATCTGCCTCAAACATTGCTGCGCCAGCGACCACAACATCGCCCTTCTTCTTTTCCGCTACTTTCTTTTCGTCTTTATCAGTCATTATTTTGCCTTACTTATCGTTGCTCGTTGTCCAACCCACACGCTAAACAGTTCCATGTCTAGCTCCTTACCTTGCTCGACTCGCTCTTTGACCCAAGCTTTCAACGTTGAGGCATGCACCTCTTGCTTCTGCTCTGGTTCCCAAGCCTGCCTTCGGAGTTCTTCGACCAAGGCTTGCGCTTCGTTATCTTTCTCCTTACCAAAGCGCACTGTGACGGTATTTTTGATGATGTCGCCTTCGCCACGCGAGCGTAGCCAATCGAAAGCCGCAGCTTCGTTCTGCTTGCTAATGCGCGCACCGTAGGTTTCTTTGATTTCGACCTTGCTACCGTCGTGCAAGGTAAAGTTGGTCATGCCGATTTCTTGCATCTTGCTGGGCAGATCTTCGTCTGTGAGCTTTAGCAGTTTCTGCTTGGCTTCTTTTAGCTGTAATTCAAGATTTTTGACCGTTTGCTCCGCAGATACGATACTATCTGCGATAGATGACAAAGCATCTAAGCTCTTGTCTCCGGGCAGAGACAAAGAAGATTGGCTGTCGGCAGCCATGTCGGCGAGTAAATCACTCATCGTCGTTCTCCGTTTTTCAAGTTTCAAATGGCGCTAGCCACTTCCCAAACGAAGCATAATCCCATAATATCGCATGTGTCAAACAATTTAGGCAAACCATGCAATTTACTTTCAAGACCCAACCCTACGAACACCAGCAAGAGGTTTTTGATACTAGCTGCAATAGCCGCTCGTGGGCGCTGTTCCTTGAGATGGGCACCGGAAAAACCAAAGTAACTATCGACACGATTGCAAAGCTTTACTGCGACGGTGAGATAGATACAGCCGTGGTCATTGCGCCAAAAGGCGTGTACGGCAACTGGGTACACAAGGAGATACCGCAGCACCTGCCGGACGATATACCGCTGAAGGTGGTTCAGTGGCAACCGAACCTCACGCAGACCTTCAAGGGTGAAATGTTGCAGCTTGCTAACGACAAAGAACATCTCAAGATCTTGGTGATGAACGTCGAGTCGTTCTCTACTAAGAAAGGTGTGGACGTTGCTAAGTGGTTTGTGAAGCGTAACCGCAACTGTTTGGTGGCTGTAGATGAGTCCACGTCCATCAAGAACCGTACAGCAAAACGTACAAAGAATATCGTCGCGCTGGGAAAGGAAGCCAAGTATAGGCGCATCCTGACCGGCAGTCCTATAACCAAGAACCCCATGGATCTGTACGCGCAGTGCGCCTTCTTGGGCACCGATCTGCTGGGATTTGACAGCTACTATGCGTTTCAGGGCCGTTATGCGGTGATTACGCAGCGTAAGTTTGGCAACAGGAGCTTTCAAGACATTACCGGCTACCGCAATCTGGACGAACTAAACGTCAAGCTGAACGACTTTTCTAGCCGAGTTTTAAAAGAAGACTGCTTAGATCTGCCCGAGAAGATCTACACGCAACGTAATGTGGCGCTTACCAAAGAGCAGGAACGAGCCTACAAACAGATGCAAGACATGGCGTTGGCAATGCTGGAAAAGGGCGAACTGGCGACCACACAGAGCGTTTTGACGCAGATAATGCGGTTGCAAGAGATCTGCTGCGGGCATTTGAAGACAGATGACGGCGAGATACAGGCGTTGAACAGTAACCGAATGTCTGAGCTACTGGACGTGATCAGTGAGATGGACGGCAAGGTAATCGTTTGGGCTAGCTGGGTTTACGACATAGAACAGATAGAGAAAGAACTATCCAGAGTCTATGGGCCGAGGTCCGTGCGCACCTTCTATGGGGCCACCCCTGCGGATGAACGAGACGAGATTGTGGCTCAGTTTCAAGATCCAGACAGTGATCTGCGGTTTTTTGTAGCTAACCCGAGAACTGGGGGCTACGGGCTGACGCTGACGGCTGCTACCAACATGATCTACTACAACAACCAATACGACCTAGAGATACGGCTACAGTCCGAGGACCGTGCGCATCGTATCGGTCAAACGAGGCATGTTCTGTACGTGGATCTGGTCAGCCCGGATACCGTGGATGAGAAGATCATCAAGGCTTTGCGAGACAAGATCGACATAGCCCAAGAGGTCTTGGGCGAAGAAACCAAGAAATGGCTTATCTAGCTACCTGCCGAAAGGTGACCCGGAAAATTGTCTCATTCGATACGGTTGCGGTCTCGGAGCCTGATATCTTTGCGGCGCAAAACGTTGTGGTGGAGGAGCATACGATTGTTGTGGCGCAGAAGGATATTGAGGGTAAAAATTAGAAGGAGCGTTGTTAAATGCGCCCGAGTTATAGGATTGTTGCCCCATCCCACCCTGCATCATTTGCTGAAACATCTGCATCATTAGCCGCATCATGCCGCCCATATCTTGCTGAGTGAACTGCGGCTGTTGTTGCCCCATCGGCTGTTGTAAAGATTGAAATGACGGTCGTTGAATAGGCTGAATTTGTTGCACAGGTTGCTGTCGCCTTTGCGACCCTAGATCTGCGGGGGGACTTACAGAACCGCCGGGTCGTTGAATAGGCTGAATTTGTTGCACAGGTTGAGGCGGGGGCATCCCAGCGGCACTAGCTTGGGCATTAGAAAGAGCAGCCTGTTCTTGCTGCAGTTGAGCAGGGTCTAGAGATGGCCCATAAACTTGTTGCGGTTGATTACCAAAAACTCGGGGCATTTCTTGTTGAAGCACTCTAGTAGGAGCCGGTTTGCCACCAAATTGAGTGGGATCGGTGTTGTACTGTTTTGCAATCTCAAGAGCTTCTGGGTTTTGACCGTAAAAATTGCCTAGTAATCTGGCGTGGCTTGCATCGTGTGCGCCACCCATTGCCATTTTACCAGTAACTGGGTCTGTGTATCCCACCATTGCCTGATGTCCGAAGCCTGTCGGTCTTTCGGGCATATCAAAGCCGCGTTGCGCGAGCACTTCTTGCAAAGACGGGGTCTTAGGCCCAGAGCTACCTTGAAGCTGCCCGAATTGTGTGGGTTGCGTCTGCAAGGACACAGGCTGATGGCCGACGCGTCCTAATGGTCGGCTTGCTAGCATGGACCCAATACCTTGCTGAAGTCTCTGCATCATTCGGTTAGCTCCGTGGCTTGAATAGGCACGCGAAGTTGAAACTCTTCTTGACGTTCGGGGGTGAAGAACTGATTAGCGACCGCTCCGGCAGAGACTAAATCTTTTATCTTCTCTTGGTCACTGCCCGAAAGCTTTCCCTCATCGCCTCCAGATAACTGAAAGTTTTTCAACGCTTCTGTGTAGCTATGCTGACCGTCTATAGACTGCATTGTCTCAAACACTTTGACGGCCCTGTCTGCATCAGAAGGGAAAAAGCCTGTTTTTTCTTGAGCGAACTCCGCCAACGCAGCCATGGGTAAAACGTCCGCCGCGCCTCTGTGCAGAAGCTCGTGGCTGATCGTTTCAGAGACGGCCTCTTGCCCTGACCTACCTCGACGCTGTTGTTTTTCTAACCTTGCGCGGTATTCCGGAGAATTAAAAAACATCACAGAACCTGCTTTAGGCATACCCATGGTGTCAAAAGCTTCAATACCGCCGTATCTTCGACCAATGGCTTCTGGATCAGCTTCTTTAGTAAGGTAAAACCCGCCCATGGTTCCACCCTCGGTTCCAATGGTTGGAACAATGCCCCTACGACGTTGTTCTGCGTCTTGAACACCGTAAGAAATAATTTCCGCCTCTTGCCCGGTTTGAGGGTAGTCGCCTTGATATCCCATGGCAGAAAAAAACCCAAGATCGCCGCTCATTCGCATGCGTTCGGGTAACCTGCTTTGTTGTTCGGCTATGAACTCTTGGTCGGCCATAGCCTCCGAAGCTTGCCGTGCTGCTTCTAAATCTTCTGGATAAGCGAGACTTTCAATACCTTCCGCCATTATTGAGGCGCTTGAGGTAGTGAAGCTATGCCCTGCTGTTGTATCAGGCCAGAGATAGGATCGTTAGGGAACAGGGCCGCGAACTGCTGACGCTGTTGCGGGTTTGCTCCGCCTTGAGGTGGGGGAGCCGGTTGAGGCGCTGCCATTTGTTGCGGCATGGGCTGCTGCATCGGAGGGGCCATCGGCGGTTCTACAGCCACCGGCTGCTCGACAGGAGCAGGTTCTAACGTGGGCTGTTCTTCTTGTGCGGCCTGTGCGCCTCGTACAGATAAAGAGGTCAGGTAAGAAGGTGACCCGATAATGTTCTGTGCAATGCGAACGAAAATCCGAGTGCTCAGATCACTTTGTTGTGTCTCGTTGGAACCGGCACGCATAAGGTCTGCTAGCGTTTTCGCGCTAGATCTGGTCCCAGCGCCCCCCGGCTTCGATATGTCTATCAATAAGTCTTTGGCAACCATGTTCGGTAAGTTGATGAACTGATTACGTATCAACTGCGCACCGGCTGACGTGGTTTGAATCGTCGGCGTCATTCCAAGCATCTTGGTTGCCTCTGACACGCCTTGAGCACCTGCAAAGCGTGCGATGAAGTCTTTAGCGGCAGGAGTGTCCTTGGCGGCTAGGAAATCATCTACGCCCGCGTCTAACGCCTCCGTGAGCTTTTTGCCTCGCAGTAGAAAAGTTTTAAGCTCTGCCGCTTGTTCTTTTGGAACACCACCCGCGTCATTCAAGATCTGCATCAAACTGGGGCCTTCTTTGGGGTAGTCTTTTAGCCCAACCTGCGTTCGTTTATTAGACGTGTCGTACAGAATGTCGTACATCTTGGAAAAATTGATGACTTGTTTGTCGCCAACGTTATCGAGTGATTTAGTAAGTGCCGCATCCACCAGCGTTGAAAACAAAGCTTTTTTATGACTTTGCTTTTGAACATCGTTAATTTGAGCGTTGTTAATACGTCGCGCAATCGTTTTCAAATCAGTGACAGCAGTTTTGCCAGATATGATGTCTGCAACAGCGGCTTCCGTGCTGTCTACTTCCAAAAACTTACCCAGATTGACTTCTGCTTGGTGCGTCTTGTATCGCTCGGTCTGAGTATTCAAGACAGATTCCAATGCAATCTTAGACGTTCCGGCGCTTCG